GGTTCTTAAACTACCTGTTTGGTCTAAATAAAAATAACCATTAGCATAGCCATCACCATCATAAGTTACAGTATTACTATCTCCATCTATATCTACAAAAGAAGTAGCACCATCAACATCTATATCGAATGTTAAAGTATTACTACTACCATTGATAATCCAATCTAAATCTGTATTACTTGCCATAGCATTTGTAGCTAAATCCAAGTTAAATGCATTACTGTCACCAGTAGTTTGAACATTTAGATTAGAACCATCAGCACCATAAGTATTAGTAGGGTCAACTTGAATAGTAAATGTATTTGAATTACCATCAAAATTAAAGTAACCAACAATATTATCTCCTAGTATATCACCAAGAAATGTATTACTGTCACCTATTTGATTTAATATTAAATCCAAAGTATTACCATCCAAATCTAATGGAGTTAGACTTCCAGCAGTAGAATCAAGCCCACCTATAATGTTGCCTGAACCAAGTTGCTCTAAATCTATATTAGCAGTATCACCTGATTGGTCAATATATATTTCGTTGTCAGCCCCGTACAATGACACATTCAACATCATTGCAAGGGTCAATAATTTTAATATTTTCATATTCCCAATACCCTCTTTCTATTCCTATTTCTATTAAATTAAAAACTGCTGTCTCTACTGCCTTTTGCAAAGCAATAGAGCCAACCTCATTCTCAGCGATGCCTCCTTCTATTTCTACCAGTTCAGTACCAGCTTCAATAAACCGGAAGACATCTTGAGATACACTTGTAGATAAAATATTTTTAGACACCGTAGTCTCTAATAATATCTCACCTGTTGACACAGAAACTAATCGCAATGATATAGTTACTACGTCTTCTCGGTACTGCTTAGTGTTACCTATTCCTAGATAACGAGCACCAAGACCACCAGATTCAATGTTTGTATCATAACTTATAACTCCACCTTGTACTATAAGACCAGCAAATAGTAGAGGTTGTAGTTTCAAGTCTTCATCAAAACTTTCTCTGGTTGACCGGATTAGTTGTCGTTCTTTGGTAAGATTATCTAACCCTACCCTTTCGACAACTCTAAAAAATTCACCATTAGCAGCATGTTTTAAAGCTCTAATAAGCAATGCCTCTGGAGCTTGGGTAACTGCTGTACTAAATAAAGCAAAGCTACTATTACTTTTTCTTTGCCCTGTTAAGTCTTGAAAACTGTTAGCGTATACTGCTATAATTGGTTTAATTTTTGCAGGAGGTAAATCAGCTAACTCTTGAGATTGTAAATCAAGTATGTTAGCAGGTTCTATATTTTGTGTTAAAACTAAATCTGTATTTTTACTTAATACTGCACAACCACTAAAAGCTGAAATCGCCAATAGGCAACTCAATAATTGTTTCATTCCCATCTGCATCGACAATCCTTAATGTTATTATTCCATCTTCAATACTATACTCAATAGTATTACCTTCTAATTCTAATATCCCACTTGTACTTGGAGTTTCACCAAATAAATTTTCTACTAGCTGTCTTGATAGCTGTGCGTATATTCTAGACTCTAAGTTTCTTATAAACCTTGCTAGTGTAGTGTTCTCTTTATCTCTTTCTATTTGTTCTTGGATAGCTTTTAGTTCTTCTTTGATAGTCATCTTTCTTGAGAACTCTTGGTTTTCTATGGTAAGATAATGTGCAGACGTACCTATCCCACTAAAACTAGGATTCTTAAATTGATGCACCATCTCATCAGCTTCAATATCTGCTACTGCAAATAGTGCTAATAAAAATATACTTACTAATGTTGCCATCTCAATCTTTTCTCTGGTCATCTCTTTCTGCCTTTGCTATTTTTTCTATATCAATTAAATTTGGGACACCTAACAAAGTCTTTAACAATACATCTTGTCTAATACTTTGATTGTCCAATGCTCTTATTCTATCAATTAAACTTACAATAATACCATATTGACTATCAAGTTTAGTTGACACCCTTTCTTCCATAGTGTCTAATGAAGTCTGTACTTTTTCATCTAAGGTATCTAGTTTAGTTTCCATACCATCAATAATTCTATTGATAAGTTTCCAAACAAAAATACCTAAACCTAAAGCTGCTGCAATAGGAAAACCTAATTCAGTTATTAGTGCTACTGCCGACTCCATTAGTCTTGCTTATTAGAAGCTCCAAAGTAAAAACTAATAACAGCACTTGCTAAACCACCAAGATAACCTAACACTAGGTTTATTAGAGCCTCACTATTTTGCTCTGGTGGTTGTAGTGTTACTAAGAATATATAGGCTAAGAATCCACCTACTGTGGCTACACCCATAATTCTAGCTGTCCAGTCTTTTGAAAATTTTCCTCTAGCATCTTGCGTATCAGCTACTTCTAGTTTAAATACGTCTACTTCTAGCTCTTTCATTTGTACTTCAAAGTCATTCTCAGCTTTTTTAAGTTCTAACATTTGTTCAGGTGTTGCTTCAGCTACAGCTTTTTCTATTGCTTTAGGATTGTTAGGGCAACCTAAAACATCGGCTATCATATTAGCAGCCATACCACCCATAGGACCACCTAAAGCAGTACCTAATGTTGGAGCTACAGCACCTACTATATTTTTTAACATATCTTTCATATTATTCTCTCTCTAAAGTTAATGTTCCCTCTAACATACCATCAATAGAACTTAGCACCCATTCAGGTACATCATCTACTAATATATTCTCCTTCTCAGCTTTTTGTAAATGTAAGCTGATTAAACTTTCATATAAACCTCTAAACTGTTCTCTAGTTACCCAAGGCTCATCACACTTGGCTCTAGCTTTACAATCAAGCTTATATGCCCTGTCTAAATCTGTTTCTAAGTAGAGCAGCATTCTCTAACCATAGTTTGTAACTCAACACTACGTCTACCTACTTGTCTAAACCAACGACTGTCTTCCATTTGTACAGCCATCTCTTCCCAGTCATGTGTACGACAAGCTGCTAACATCTTTTTAAATTTACTAAATCTCGTACCACCTAGATTAAAACACATATTAACTACAACACGTTGTATAATCTCTGGTAAGTTTTTAAAATCTTCTTCGCCTATAACATGCATAGTTTCTTTTAAATGTTTATCAAAATCACTTTCATAATACATATCTACTACTTCTTGAGGAACAGCAGTACCAACTTCCCAATTGTATTCAGGGTCTTCTGGTTGACATAGATGTCCGACACCAAGAGTTTTATAGCCTAAACTATCCATGTATATTTCTAACACTTCACCTTCGTGTCTTTTTATTTCAGCTTTACATTTTTCTATGTTCATAACTAATCCTTTTGAATATAATATTTATTGTTTTGTAATTTAGTTAAAAATTCATCTTTAACTGGTACACTATCTCTAAGTAATATAAAGTTTGGAACTTTATCTGGGTTTCTAAAATTAGGAGTTGTTTTAACTACGTCTACTTTTTGTCTTCTTAAAAAATCATCAACAGCAGGAGTAATACCTGTTATATAATTATCTTTATTTAACATATCATCTTTAAACTGTTGTAGCTGTTTAGACTTACTTATCTCTCCTTGTTGTAGTAATCCTGTTTTCTTTGTTGTTTTAAAATCTTTTATTTCTTTATCTAAAGCTTTTAATAAAGACTTGTTAGGTTTATCAGCATTTAAAACTTTATTTTTAGAAATACTTAACAAGTTTTTAAAAGAAGAAATATCTGATACATCTAATCCATATACAGAACCTTTCTCACCTGTAAATTTTACTACATTGTCTATACTAGGATTAGTAAACACTCCTCTTTGTAGTGCTGGATTAGGTGTTTTAGTTCTTCTATATGAAGGTATTATTTCTTTTAAACCTCTTTCACCTGAACCATGATAAAGTATTTTAGGAACAGCTCGTTTTTCTAAAACTTCTTCTCCTACTTCTTTAACTACTTTACCACCTTTTAATATTCCTACACCACCTAATAATTCTATAATAGGTGCTACCATTCTAAGTCCCGGTTCATTCCTAATTTCTTCAGGTATTTCTATTTCTTCGGTGCTACCATCTTCATAAGTTCTTACTGATTTATTACCTACCTTTTGTATATCTACAATAGAGCCTCTATTAAATCCAAGCCTAGCCATCTGGTCAGAGTAAGGTGCTCCAGTAAAAGGGTCTACTCTATCTGCTGGGTCTTCTTTAGTGTCGGGTACTTCTGGTCCTGACACTAAGCCTCCTGTAGATTTTGGTATTCTTAAATCTTCAAATATTTTATCAACTTCATCTGATAAAGGAATTGTTATTTCTTTTTCATTTTCAGGGTCTACTAAAACTGGTAGTTGATTTAAAGTTTTAGATAATCTATTTACATCTAATAGTATATCAAAATAATCTTGACTTAATGAAGGAGAATCTAACATCTGTTGTTTCATTTGGTCAGTAAGTAATAAAGGAGTAAAATATCTATTACCTCCAATAAAAGAAACTCTATCTCTTCTAGAAACTCCATTATCTTTTAAAATTTGTAAAGTATTTAATTCTAAATTTTCAGCAGCTTCTGTTAAAGTATGTAATTTTTTATAAGATTTATAATATTCTCTATTAGCATTTAAATAATTATCTAAAAATTTTTCTTTTGTTATTTCATCTGTTATAGCTCTATAAATTTGACTATTAGCTTTACCTTTAGACTTTTTAAAATCATTAATTTTAAATGAATAAATATTTTCTACATATTCTTTATTAAAAGGAATACCTCCAAAACCTGTAAGCCATTTAAACATAGCTTCTTCTCTATATATTTTTTGGTCAAGAGATGTCATTTCTTTACCAAACTTATCTCTAAAATATTTTCTAGTATCTGTAACTGTCCCCGGTTCTAAAGTTTCTACTAAATTCATAGCTATAATTTTTAAATTAGTTGGATTTAATCTTCCACCTTCTCTATCTGGGTCATATACTTCTAATCTATTAAAAGGATTTTTTAATAATCTTCCATCAGCAGTTACTCCATCTCTAAATATATAAGCATTTAAAGTTTCTTGTGTTAAAGATTCTCCAAAAAACGGAGTCAACATTTCAGTTAATAATTCATTATCATATTGTTTTAATTCTTCTTCAGTTAAATCTTTATTGACAGTTTTATGTACAAAATTTTGAATTGGTTTTCTTGGAAAATCAAAAGCATCCCAAGGAGTAATATTATAAACAATAGGAACTCCTTCTTCATTTACTGTATATACAATATTATCATTTTGCATCCATTCTGGTAAAAAAGGTTTTATATTATCTATAACATCTGCTCCTGTTCCTATTGCAAGATTTGCAATTGATGTAGCTGCTGCACTACCACCAATACCAAAAGTAGTAAAACCTGTAGCTCTATCCATAGCTCTACTTTTCATAATTTTACTAGCTTCGTTTGCTCCCATATCTTTTAATTCTCTAGCAATTTTAAATTCATTATTTATTTGTCTAGGTATAGTTCCTGCTAATCTCATAGACTCAGATAAAAAAGAAAAGAAAGTACCCATAAAAGGAATAGTTCTTAATTCTTTTAAATTATCTGGCACTAAATCATAGTTAGGTAAACCATTACGAGTTAATCTTCCTGCTTCATTTTGTAACTTTTCAGGAGTATTATATCTAAATTTATCAAATCTTATAGCATTTGGTCCTTGAGGTAAAGCTTTATTAAAAGTATCTAAATGTTTTTTTTCATTTAAATACATATTTATTTTCCAAAAATCATCTTCAGCTATATAAAGTTCTGTAACTTTTTCATCACCTTTTAAAAGTTGTTTAACTCCCGGAGTTTTCTTAGCTAATGATTCTAAATATTGTAAAGGTTTTGCTCCAAAAAAAGATATATTAGAAGCATCTTTACTCATATTTTTTAAATCGTTTATAATAGCATTTTTATTTAAAACACCTTGACCTGCAAGTTCTTCTATAAATTGTTGTTGTTCAATATTACTTGTTCTAGTTAATTGAGAATATACAGTCTTAAAACTTTCGGAAATAGTTTTAGGATTTAATAATTTAAAACCATTAGCTCCTGTTATTTGACCACCACCAGCAATATTTTTTATATGAGTAGTTATTCTTCTTGTAGTGGCTGATTTTTGTGATTGACTTTTTAAAAATAAAAGACTTTGCCAAAATTCTTTTAAAAAAGGTGGTAAAGATTCTATTACTTTAGAACCACCTTGTTGATATCTTTTTGTATAATATTCAGCTAGTTGTGGAGTTGTATAATATCCAGATAAGTTTCCAAAAGGTTGAACTTTTACACCTTCATACATTGGTATTTGTGCAGTAAATCCCGGAACATTATTTTTTTTATGAAAATAAATATCTTTACCATCCCTAAAGGCTTGATTATGAAAATTACTATCTTCTACAAACTGTGCTATTTTTTTCATGGAGAGTAATAATTTATCTGTAGGGTCAGTAATTTCTCCTAAATATGCTTTTATAGCTGGAGGTATTTCTTGTTTTTCAACTAAAA